TGTGGTGCATGGCCACGAGGACGGCGCCTGTCTCAAGGAGGATGGGGGCGAGGTCATGGCGCAGGAACTTGGAGGCCTGCTCCTGATCGGAGACGTCGATGCCGGCGAAGGACAGGAGCGGGTCGACGAAGACGATGTCCGCCTGGTGTTCACGGACAAGGGAAGCCAAGGCTTCGGTGAAGGCGGTCCCCGTGCTGACGGTGTCGCGGAAGATGGCCATGCGTTCCTTGAGGTCGGCCCGTTCGTCGCCGTCGAGGTAGGCGCCGGTCACCACGTCCTGCAGGGCTTCGCTCACGTCCCCTTCGTCGTTCTCGGCTTGGAGGATGACGGCCCGCAGGGGCTTGGCGGGCTTGATGCCGAAGAAGTCCCTGCCCAGGCACCAATGGACGGCGGCCTGCATCATCAGGGAGGACTTGCCCGTGCCGGACTGCCCGACGATCAGGAGGGAGCCGCCCTTGCAGAGCCAGCGGTTGCCGATGACGGCGTTGGGGTCGTCCTTGCGGTCGAAGCCCATGAGCCTGTCGAAGTCCATGCGCTTCGGGCCGTGCCTGACCTTGGAGCCCTTGCGCTTCTCGACGAGGCGGGCATAATGGTCGAGCAGGACGTCGGGGTCGGTGGTCGGGTCGAGGGCGTGTCCTGCGAGGTCGGCGGCTTCGCGCAGGGTCGCCATGCGCCGGATGATTTCGACGTGTTCGGGGCGGTATGCCGAATGACCGCACTCCGTGACCAGGAGGGACACGGTCAACGCGTCGACGGGCGAGCGGTCGAAGCGCAGCCGTTCGGTGACGGTCAGTTCGTCGGCGGTCTTGCCGTCCAGCTGGAGCGAGCAGATGGCCAGGGCGATGTCGGCGTGCGCGGGCTCGAAGAAGTCGGCAGGGGACAGGTCGGGCGGGAAGGGGAGCGAGTCGCGGAGGAGGACGCCGAGGAGGTGGCGTTCCGCCGGCACGTTGTTCGGAGGGGTCATGGAAGAGATGTTCGGGTGTGGGGGCGTGGGTGCCCTTGGTCAAGATGCTTTGCGGTAAAGACGAAGGATGTCGGCCTTGCGATAGTAGGCGTTGCGGTGCAAGCCGATGATGCCACGAGGGGTCTTGAAGTAACGCGGCCTGAGTCCTGCCCGGAAGACGCGGCCACGGATGGCGACGTCGGACACGCGCAGCTCGACGGCGAGGTCGACGATGCGGACCCATCCTTTCGGCACGGCGTCGGCTTCGTGGCGGTGCAGTCCTTCGGAGGCTTCGCGGATCGTGCGGTAGGGCGGCAGGGGGCGGTAGACGTAAGCCTTATGGCATTGCCCGGTGTCGGCCTTGAACTGATGGGCCATGCGCTCGAGGAGTCCGCGTCGGGCTAAGTCGGCGGCTCGGGACGAAGCGTTGCGGACGTGGGTGAGCCGTAGTTCCTGCCTGACCTGTTCGACGGTAAACCAGCCCTTCGGGGGCGGGATGACGTGCTCGTGGCGCAGCGCCTCGAGGAGGCGGGCGGGGTCGAAGCGTCTCATCGCTTCTTCGGCGTGTAGACCTTTAGGTCGGTGGTCCAGACCCATTTGGAGCCGACGCGGTGGACGAGCCAGACCTTCCAGTCTTGCCCGTCGACCCATCCTGCGGCGAAGCCTGAGCCCCATCGGGAGGTCGCTAGGCGATGCGAAGCGTAGGCCATGGCGTCCTTCTGGCAGAGACAGCCGGCGGAGAAAGCGGCGCCGCCTTCGTGCTTGGTCAGGTTGACCTGGCTCAAGGTGTGGGTGTGCCCGTGAATCAGGGCGCCGCCTCGGTCGGCGTAGTGTTTGCCCTGTTCCGGGGTCGCGTTGACGCCGTGGGCGTAGCCGTGGATGAAGGCCACCGGGCCGAGGCGGTAGACTCCGCGTTCGGCGTGGTAGGGCAGGATGGTCTTGGCTCCGCAGGTCTTGGCGGTCGTTCGGATGCGGGCCTCGAGGTCGGCGCAGTAGTCACGGACCAAGGCGGAGCCGGAGGTATGCTGGAGGGCGTGGGCGCGGTGCTCGTGGTTGCCCATCAGGTAGACGGTGGGCTTGGTCTTGGCGAGGAAGTCCTCCCCGGCCTCGATGTCCGCGATCAGGGACTCGGCTCCCTCGGCGTCGTTGCCGGCTCCGCGTCGCAGGGAACGGAAGTCGAAGGCGTCCCCGAGGTGTACGCGCACGGTGGGCCTGTAGTCCTTGATGAACTCGAGGAGGGCGTCCTGGGCCTCGGGGTCGACCATGTCGCCGTGGTTGTCACCGAAGGCGATGAAGCGGGTGGGCGTGCTCATTTGGAAAGTCCGAGTTCCTTCTCGAGTTTGTCGCGCATGACGCGGGCCTTGCGGATGTCGTTTGACAGCCTGCGGTAGACGTCGAGTTCGGAGGTGCGGTAACGGAAGCAATAACAATCCTTGTTCTTGAAGATGCGCCTGTCCTGCCTGACGGCCATGATGCTTCCTCCGAGCCTTCTGGCGGCGCATCGGACGCTGCCGGGGGATACCTTGAACATGATGGCGGCGATCCTCGTGCTGATTCCGTTCCTCAGCTGGTAGATGGCGGCGTCTATGGCCTTTCCTCTGGGGGCTCTCGTGCTCATTTGGAAAGATACGGGAGAGGCTTCCCGGCGTCGAAGGCCGCCAGCATCTCGTCACGGCGCTTGCGGGCCGTGGTCAGGTCTTTGCCGATGTTCTCGACGATGTCCTTGCCGCGTCGACGCAGGCGGAACCAATAGCAATCGCCCAGGCGTTGCAGGTGGTGGTTGGGGTTGTCCTCGATGGTCCGCTCCGACTTGCGATGGCCGTGCGAGACGGTGAACTTGGGACAGGCCGCGAGGAAGGCCATGCGCTCGGGCGAGATGCCGATGCGCCGTCCCCATGCGATGGTCTCGGCGGTCAGAGCCTCCATGACTTCGCGAGATTGCGCCCTTCGGTCATGATCTGATTCCGGGCGTTCGGCTTGAAGATGTATTCCTGGTCGAACAGGTGGGACGCCCGTATCTCCGCGATGCTGTCGAACTCCTCGTCGTTGGCGGCGCCGACGCCGGCGGTCGACACGTAGACGGTGCGGACCTTCCAGCCTTTTTCCCAGAGGATGTCCTGGCAGACGCGCAGCTCGTTGATGTAGCGCCAATCGGAGCACACGACGGTCTCGGGGGAGGGCTGGTCGTGGTGCTTCATGACCGGGCACCAGTTGGCGAAGTGGCGGGCGAACACGTCACGGTCAAGGCGGCGGGCGAACTTGCCGGCCTCGACTAGGAACTGCCGGTTCTCGACCTTGAAATCTTCGTTGAAGAAGTTTCCGTCGAGCTGGAGGTAGTCGAGGTAGTGGTTCGCGGCCTCCTTGAGGGCGTCAGCGAAGTTGATGTGTTCGGCGGGACGGGTCGACCACTCCAGCAGGCCGTTGGCGAGGGTCGACTTGCCCGCCCTGGCGAAGCCTGCGATCAGGACGAGCGTGGGGGCGGCCATGGGCGGAGGGGCGTCGGTCATCGCTCAGAATGGCGGGGCCTCGGTGTGCGACTCAGGGACGATGGGCTTCTGTCCGCCCTTGGGGAAGGTCAGTTTGTATTTGAACTGAGGTTTGCCGTTCCATTCGCCGTTCGGGATGGCTTCCACGCCGACGAGACAGGTCTTGCCGAAGGCCGGCTCGCAGTAGGTCATGAACTCGGCGGGGGTCGCGTCGAGGCGCAGCTCTTCGGTGAACTTGCCGGAAAACTTGCCGATGAGCATGGCCAGCGGCTTGGCATACTTGGAGCCGTAGGACTTCGACAGGCAGTTGCCCTGGTCGTCGAGGAAGAACAGGCGGGCGGAGGAGGTGCCGTCCTCGTTGTGCTTCACCTTCTCGAACTTGGGCTTGATGAGCTTAAGTTTGTAGGTGCCGTTGACTTCGATGGACTTGAGGGGCGGGCGGTCGTTTTGGGGTTCCATGTGTTTGGGAGATTAGGCGAAGGAGATGTTGGTCGCGGCGCTGGGCTTGGCGGCGAGGTCGATGGTGGTGATCTCCTTCTGGTAGCCGGGCCACTCGCCCGAGGCGGTGCAGTCCTTGTAGAGTTTCACGACGCGCTCGAAGTCGAAGGCGGCGTTGGTCATGAGTTCCGGGCCGAGCTCATAGACGGCGGTGGCGTAGGGCGGCTCCTTCTCTACGGCGATGAATCGGAAGCCGAGGACGCGGCATTTGAAGGCCGACTCGACGGCGTGGCGGTAGAAGTATGCCTGGAGGTTGTAGCGGTGTTTGCGGACGGCTTGGAGGAAACCCTGCGGGCTGGCGTCTTCGCAGGTCTTCAAGTCGAAGATGTAGCCGTCGTCGGAGATGCCGTCGATTGCACATTTGACCAGTACGTCGCCGAGGAAGGTCGTGAACATCACTTCCGTCTTGGAGAGGACGATGCCGTGGTCCTTCATGCAGCCGATCGCGGCGTTGGAGACGGCGTCGACCAAGGCGCCTTCGTCGGCGGTCAGCCTCCCC